CTGCCGCCTTTACTCTGTGCCCCCGCACAAGATCGGACACATGGAGGGCGCTGGCTATGCCAATAGCATCGAAGCCCAGAACGCACAGTTCGTGAGCGACTGCATCCGCCCCCTGGTGGAAATGATCGAGCTCGAGTTTACGAACAAGCTCCTGAACGGCAACCGTCGCTTCGTTATGGACATGAAGGCAATCATGCGCGGAGACATCCAGACGGAGGTCCAGCGCAACGTGTCATACTGGAATATCGGTGCAATGAGCGCCAACGAAATCCGCCGCATGGAAGGCCTACCGCCGATCCCTGGAGGCGATGAGTACAATAAGCCCCTACACATGGGGTCTAATCAAGACCAAGAAGATGGAGAAGGAAATTCGCAGTCAAGCGATACCTCAGACGGAGGGCAAAGCTGAAGGCTACGCGGCTAACTTCCGCGAGTACGACATGGGTGCGTTCATCGAGCGCATCGAGCCCTCTGCGTTCCGCAGCCTGGAGTCTTATGACATCCACGCTCTGTACAATCACGATTACGACAAAGTGTTGGCCCGAAGCAAATTTGGTAAGGGTTCATTGCAATTAGGTGTAGACGCCGAGGGCCTTCGCTTTTCGTTTGACTTCCCAGACACGCCGACAGGTAACGAGGTACGTACCCTCGTGGGCCGCGGTGACGTAGATCAAGCCTCCTGGGCGTTCACTGTTAAGAAGGAACGCTGGGAGAACGTCCGCTCAGAGAAGCCGCTTCGAGTGATCGAAGAGGTGGGCGAAATCTATGACATATCCCTCACGCCGCGAGGAGCCAACCCCACCACAAGCGTCGCACTGCGATCGCTGGAGGAAGCTCGCACGGCTGAACTCCCCGAAGAATTAACTCAAACCCCTTCAGAAGTGGAAAACCACGAAGAAAATCAAGAAGTACGCGCCGAGCGTTTTGTCGACGCTTCTGCCGTACAGGGCAAGCTCTCAAAGAGCGAAGCCCGCGACCTTTCCAAGTTCAACTTGGTAAAGGCTATCAACGAAGCTCGCAGCGGTAAGCTGACGGGAATCGAAGCTGAAATCAACCAGGAAGGTATCAACGAAAAGCGCAAGCTCGGTGCAGATTACCGCGACACGCACGCCGTTAACCTTCCCGAAATGCTTTTCCGCACTCAGTCTGTGACTGGTGGAACGGGCGGCAACCTGGGCGGTGACCTCGTGTTCACGGAGCCAGGACGCTACATCGACTTCTTGTACCCCAACACTCCGACCTTGAGCCTGTGCTCAGTTGCTGAGAACTTGGTGGGCAACGTCGAATTCCCGAAGCAAACCAGCAGCTACGCTCTCAACTGGCAGACTGAAACCGGCACGGACTCAGCTCAGGACATCAACTTCGACAAGGTAACCATGAGCCCCAAGCGCGCCGTGATCACCGCTTCAATGTCGAACCAACTCCTCCGCCAAGAGTACTCTCGCGGCATCGAGCAGCGCATCATCCAGCAGCTCAACCTGTCGTTCAACAAAGGCCTGGAGAACGCCGTCCTCAACGGAACTGGCTCTTCAAACCAGCCTTCTGGCATCTACACTGAGCTGGCCGCTCAAGCCTTGACGCTTGGCGCCATCAGCTTTGATGACCTGGTTGACATGGAAGCCGCTCTCGCAGCCAACGACGCCCTCGACGGCCGCCTGGCTTACGTTACGCACCCGAACGTGGTTGCTAAGCTGAAGAAGACCAAGGTCGACGCTGGTTCAGGTCGCTTCCTGGTTGAGGGTATGCTTGACCCCGTCAAGACTGCCAACGGCTACAACATCTACTCAACGACCGTATCTAAGAAGACCACGGGAACGCCTGACACGTACGGCATCCTGTTCGGTAACTTCTCAGACGTTCAGATCGGATTCTGGGGCGGCGCCACTTTGATGGTTGACCCATACTCTCAGATGAAGTCTTCAATCGTTGAGGTTTACGTTGAGCGCTTCATGGACGTTGCCGTTCTCCGCAACGCTTCCTTCGCACTTGCCACGGACGTAACGATCTAAACTAAGATGGTAGTCACGAGCGCATACACTCCCATTTCCGTCAACCTGGCGGAATTGAAATCCTTCTGCCGTGTGGACGGGAGCGCGGATGACGCGCTTCTGACCATGCTATACCAGGCAGCGGTCGAGGAGTTCAATGCGTACACGGGCTATATCTTAGGTACTGCAACTGTCACCGCGGACACTGTGGGGGTGGAGGTTTACCCTCTCCCCTACGGTCCAGCGGGTGTCATCACTTCGGTGACGGCATATGATGAAGAAGGCAACGCCACCGTGTTGGCCTTATACGATGATTACCAACGGATCAACGAGCAGCTCATCTTCAATGAAGTGGCCGATCGCCTCGTGATCGTTTACTCAGCGGGAACCACCGCACCCTCGAAGGACATCATCCTCGCCCTTTACCAGCGCGTCAAGTTCGCCTATGATTACGGCGATGACTTGCCATATAATGGCACGCGCTTCTTTGACCGCTTAGCGTTCCGCTACCGCCAGAACTTCTCCTAATGCTGGACCTCAGAGTCACCCTGTACCAGCCCACCACTACGGTGAACGCTTCAGGACAGGCCACCAAGGGGTGGACCAGTGCTGGCACCTATTATGCCGAGCGTGTCGTGAGCGAATCCACCGGCACCGAATCCATGCCGTATGATCAGATGGTGAGCTCATCCATCTACCTCTGGCGTCTGCGCTACCCCAACTCGGTGAAGCCGAACTGGAAGCTCACATACAACTCAGAGGACTACGACATCTTGAGCGTTGTGCCCGAAGGTCGGCGCCGCTTCATCATCGTGAAGGCAAGGCTCCGCGACAATGGCACGAGGTAAAACCGTCTACATCAAAAGCGAGAGCGGGAAGGTCGAGAGCTTCGACCAATTCCGGGACAAGCTCCGCAATTTGGCAACGCCAGAAAAGATGCGTTTTAATGAGCTCAGAAGCCTACTGATGAAGGAAGCCCAGCCTTTAGTCACAAAAGCCCGGCAGATCGCCTATGAGGGCTCCAAAGAGCAAGCCAAAGCGGGCCAGAAGAAACGCTCAAAGATGGGGGCGTCTTTTTATAACCTGTACTCCAGCATCAGGGCATATCCAAACCGCGGCGATCGCAAGGTCTACGTCGTGGTGGGTCTGCGCGGATCCTACAAATCAGGGGCATACTACGCACCCTGGCAACTCTTCGGAGGTACCCAGAAAAACTTCCAGGCCAAGGAATTCTTCGACAAAGCGGTGAACGCCACGGATGTACCCGCAAAAGCACAGAAAAGAATTGCTAAATTTGTAGCAAAGAGAATCAAAGAGAACCTCCGATGAACTACCTCCAGTATGTGTACGAAGCAGTGAACGCAGCCGCCTCGGTGCCCGTTTACTCGTATGCCGCGCCTCAGGGCGTTGCGGAGGACTTCATTGTGTTCACGCTCAACGGCATCGACGTCACAGAGACCAAGGATGAGTACAAGGCCGAGCGTTTGAACGTGACTCTTTTCTTGCACTTTGCGGACAGTGATCTGGCCCAGGCAGAGCTCACGGAAATCCGTCACCACCTCCAGCACTACCCGCGCGTCATCCCATTGTACCGCCAGGAGGTCCTGGAGGACTCTGGAAGCATCGAGGGCGAGGACTGCGCCGCTGCAACTCTGGGCGTCGCCGCAGAGGTGACCTTTACCCAGGCATACATGCAGACCGCTCAGATCTTCTACAACGAACAGGATGAGAGCCTGATTCTCTCAGCTGACTTCACTTTTTTAATCAATTACTGACATGGCAACAATCTCAGGAGGCGAAGTTCGCCTTTTCTTATCGGCTGACGGTGGCACCACCTACAAAGCCTTCGCATCAGAGACCGAGTGCTCTTTTGAAATGAACGCAGAAACCCGCGAAACGACCTCAAAGGACGCCGCGGTATTCCGCACTTATGTAACCAGCGCCAAGAACTGGAGCATCAGCGGCACGACCATCATGGACGACGACAACGCTTCTCTTTGGAACGTGGATGAGTTGTATGCAAAGGTGGGCGATATTGTCAAGCTTCGCATCACTCAAGTGGCCGCTGGAACGGTTACTCCCGTAACTGGCGAAACCAAGATCGAAGGTGACGCTATCCTCACCCAGTTGAGTGTGACCGCTGCCGACAAGGACAACGGATCAGTGAGCTTCAGCCTGAACGGCACCGGAGCTTGGACGGTAGGCACCAACTAAGACGTGAGCGACATGGGAAAAAAGTTCACGCTCGGAGCAGCCCTTCTTTTTGAGGAGACGGCTGGCAAATCGATCACATCACTCAAGGAGTACGGTCTGGCGGACATGATCGCCATGCTTTACGCTCAAGAGTTTTGGGACGTACAGGATCGCCCATCTTTTGATGAATTCAAAATGATGGCGGGGTCTTGGGACTTGTCCGAACTATCCGAGAGGCTTAACGCCCCTTTTTCCCCGCGGGCGGCCCAGTAGACGTACTGGGTCAGCTCGTAGGGCGGCTGGGGCTATCCAAAGCGGATGCCCTAAGCCTGACAAAGGATGAAATCGACGCGGTGCTCAAGCACGGGCTCGAGAAGGAGAAGGATGAGTGGAGGAGATCCAGATGGCTGGCCGCAGTCATCGTGAACATCTCAGGCAAATCCACCAAAAAGGTGGTGAGTGAGCAAGACCTTCTTCGTTTTGAAGAAGAGCAAAAAGTGAGCAGCCTCCGGGCTCTTTTATCAAGTTATGGCAGACACGACCGCTAATGTTATTTTAGGACTCGATGTGAACGAGTTCCGCCGTGGGATCACCCAGGTGGACAATTCCATCAAGAACATGAGCCGACAGTTCTCCGCCCTGGGCGGTGTGATCGGTGCTGCATTTGCGGGTAGTAAGATCCAGGAGTTCGCCATGGAGGCCATCAACTTGGCCGCTGAAGCAGAGAACGTCACCAAAGCATTCAGCAATGTTGCGGCGGCCGGAGACATGCTCAAACTCCAGCAAGCCACCGACGGCGAAATCAGCAAGCTCCAGCTCATGGAGCGCGCAGTCAAGGCCGTAGGCCAGGGCGTTGGTATCGAGCAACTGTCCAAGCAGCTTGAGTACGCCAACGCAGTGAGCGACGCCACGGGCATGGCCTTCGAGGAAATCGCAGACAAACTCCAGAGCGCCTTCGCCAAAGAATCCACCAAAGGACTCGAACAGGTAGGCATCAACGTCAAAGCGATGAAGGAGGACTTGGCGGCTGGTGTGCCATACGCTGAGGCCTTCAACAAAGCCATGGCGGCAACGGTGGACAAGATCGGTCCCGGGCTCGAGAGCGCAGCCGATCAACTCGACCGCCAGAAGGCCACCATCGAGGATCTGAAGCTGCAAATCGGTACGGCACTCCTCCCGGTGTACTCTGGGTTCCTGGGCTTCCTGTCCGAAGGACTTGGCGCGATCCAGAAGCTCCTCAGCTCACACCTGAGCATGTGGCAAAAGCTGGCTTACGTTGCGAGCTATGCTCAGGGCGCAGAAGGCGCAGCGACCCGCATTTACCTCAAGGGCCTGGAAGCTGCAAACGCAGCAATCGAAGAGACGGTCATCGCGGCGCCAAAACTTGGCCAAGCGTTGACGGTAAACATGGAGAAGGCCACTACCAGCGTCAAAAAGACAAAGGATGCGTTTGTGGATCTTCTGGCCGAGGTGACCAAGCTCGAGCAGCAACAAGCGCAACTCGCAAAGGCTACCACTGGCGAAATGATCCGTATCATGCGCGAGGAGGTCGGATTCCTTCCCATGGATATTGATAAGGTCGACATGCTGGAGGGGGAATTGGTACCACTGATCCAGCGCATCAATGACACGAACAATGCCTTGCGTTTGGCTTCCGCAGTAGGCTCAGAGTTTGGAAATATATTATCGCAGTCATTTACCGCGGCACTTACAAACGGGGAGGACTTCTTCCAAGTTCTGGCCAAAGCGGTGAGGGACTACGTTGTACAATTAGCCGCGGCCATTGCGGCAACCATTGCGCTCTCGGCAATCGTTAGCGGTTTGACTGGTTTGTCCTTCAAGGATAGCTTCAAAGCCGTAAGCGGAGCCAGTTCAGGTCTTGGCAAATTATTCGGAGACGGAGGAGACTTGAACATGACCGCACGAGTCAGCGGATCAGACCTTCTCCTCGGCACGCAGCGCAGCGGAACCAACTTCTCACGGATCGGTGGCTAAGGTATTATTTGCAACGGCAGAGACGGCAGCGCACCAGTGGGTCCTCTGGGGCATTGATGCACCACTGAGCCCAGCTCCTGGCGTTGAGTTCAACATAGCATCCTGGGAGGTGTCGTACCAGGCACAGGACGCCATCACTCCAGGCATCATCCCGAGCACATGCAACGTCGAGGTGTACGGAGGGTTTAATATTGGCGACTGGCGCACGATCTTGAGCGATGCTTATGGTCGCTATGTCCTGGAGCAGAAAAGTGGCTTAGACGTCATCTGGAGGGGCTTCTTGGTGCCCGACGCATGCAGCATCGAACTCATCAACGGGCAGCGATTCATCAAGCTCACCTTCTCGGACGGATTCCAGATGCTGGATCGCCGCGCAGACTTCTACCAGTTCACGGGGACCAAAGCCTTCACCGACCAGATCGCGGACGCGTTCAACCTGTGCAATCTGTGGGACTGCTACCAGGGCTTCTTTGTCTCTGAGCACTACCAGCCAACGAACAAAACCATCACGGGCAATTACGGCGGCCTGTGGTGGACTGGCTGCATCCAGGAGGGCCTGTGGTTCAAAGACGGTGAGTACCGCACCTACCGCGAAGCGATTCAAGATATTTGCACGACCTTCGGCTTCCAGCTCTTCCAGGACAAGGGCGAGCTTGTGTTCCGCGTTGCATGGCTTCAGACTCCGGCATGGTACAACCTGTACTCAAAGTTGGGAGGCTTCGTTGGACGCATTACACCGGGCGGAGCCTCGATCACGCCCCAGGTGTACTCCGACGGATCTGAGTTGTACAAGCCAGCCTTCCGTGAGGTGTTCATCACCCACAACCAACCGAGCCAGGGAGTCATCCGTGATGAGAGCAGCAACAACAAGGAGCGCGACAATTATTTTGTGGCCAACGCAACCCCGACGGGTGCCAATCACATTGACTTCGACTCGTACTTGTACATGAACTTGGCCTTCGATTCTGGGTTTCCTGGTGGCGCGATCAACGTAGAATTTTACGTCACAATTCAATTCGGGAACTATTATTGGGATGGCGCCAACTGGACCACAACTCCGAGTTTTGTCACTTACACCAAAAAAGACACCTTTGGTCCTGGGCCAAGCCTCGAGTCTATGGTGTACCATATAAACAACAAGCACCTCGACAATTTTCCGCAAATTGGCACGGAGCCTTTGTACTACACGGTGACGGGCACTCAGACCACTGGCTACCCAGCCACGAGCATCGAGGTGACCGCGACTATGTACTTCGCGTACCACAATGATGATCCGAACACGACAATCTACTACGCCGATAACACGAAGCGCGTCAACGGAGTGACCACGCAACTCAGCACCGAGGTCGGTGACATCTGGCGCAGTTCCGCGATCCTGTCAGCCATCGCTGGCGAAATCCGATGCTTCACCACCACGGCACGCACCACCGCCTACGGGAATATCTTTTGGGACACCGATCAGAACCTACTTCTCACGTTGGTGGCCTACCAGCTCGCGCGCAAAAGCTACCAGCCGAGCCAATACTATGAAATTGACCTCCACGGAACGTACTCCTATAACCACTCCTTCACCTGGGACTCTGTGGTGTACAAGCCTGTGAACCTGAGCTTCAATGACCGCGACTCCCGCGCGACCTACCGCGCCTACATCGACGGCGACATCCTGACCAGTACCGAATCCAAACGCCCAAACCAGGAACTGTGATCACTTACGAGCTACCTGTAAACCCCTACTACTACGCCTACGTCATCGCTGACGGCGGTGTCGTGGAGTTAAATCCCTGTTTTTCATGAACACCGCTGAATTTATTTCTATCTTTACGGGAGGAAACTACGCCGCCCCAATCTGGAACACTTACGAGGCTTACGTCCTCGCTGACTCTGGATCTGTGGAGGCTCGTGACTGTACCATCAACGCTATTGCGAATCTATTATGAGTGCATTTTATGACCAGGCTTCTCTCGTTGTAGTCCCCAGCGGCTACAAAAGCGGGAAAATCTACGCCCAAAAGCCGTTAACGACTGACGGCCAGCTAACCTTTAGCCGCGCCAGCACCGCTACCCGCGTAAACGCCAGCGGGCTCATTGAAACCGTTGCCAGCAATGTACCGCGTTTGGATTACTTGGGCAGCACTTGCCCAAAGCTTTTGCTGGAGCCACAGCGGACTAATTTATTTACCTACTCGGAGCAAATAAACAATGCGGCTTGGACAAAAACAGAATGTACAATAACTGCGAATACGGCAATTTCACCCGATGGCTACACTAACGCAGACAAAGTGGTGCCAAGTGTAAACAATGCAAACCATTTTTTTACACAAGATTTAAGCATAACAAGCGGAACGACCTATACTCAAACCATATATGCAAAAGCAGACGGTTATTCTTTTGTTCAAATGACTGGGTCAATTAGTTTTAACACAACTTTTGCTAACTTTAATTTAAGCAATGGAACTTTAGGTTCGACCGATGGTGGCGCTGCAACTATTACAAACGTAGGTAATGGATGGTATCGATTGACCTACACCTTGACCGCCACTACAACTACAGCCGGTCGTATTGTTTTAGCAATAGTTCCTTTAGCAACTTCCGGCCGCCTTGATACTTTTGCGGGCGACGGAACAAGCGGAGTGCTTTTTTACGGCTGCCAACTTGAGGAAGGAGCCTACGCCACCAGCTACATACCCACCACCAGCGCAGCGGTAACCCGTTTGGCGGATGATGCCTACAAAGGCGGTATAAGTTCATTAATTGGACAAAGCGAAGGGACTATTTTCATTGATTACATTTTGACTGATAACGATAATAATCGCTACGTTCAATTATATAACAATGAAAAGGACGCAAGCGCTATTTCGGTTATTTCAATAGAAAGCAACGGTAGCGCTATTGCAGCTTCGTGTTTTAGAGGCAACGGCACGTTTGACAAAATCGCTTTGACGGCAAGCGGTTATTTAATCGGTCAACGCATCAAGGTTGCGTTCAGGTACAAATCTGGTGACTTTGCTTTGTACGTTAATGGGATCCAAAAAGATATTGATACTGGCTCTTTAACTTTTATTGGCACCAAAAGCGAAATAAATTTGGCAGACCCTGACGTCTACTTTGCTTACAAAGGCGGAGTATTGTATAATCAATTTTTACAATTTAAGATGGGACTAACTAACGCCCAACTGGCAGAAATTACTAAGCTATGAAATTCTTAAAGTACGAGTTCACGCCCACCCAGTGGGAGAAAGCAAAGAAGGCTATCACGGTAGCAAGGGAAAAGGGCGAGAGCCTGGACACCGAGAAGGTGGTGGCGTACGTCGAGCTGGGCAAGCTATGCACGGAGTGGGGCACCAACGAAGAGGGACACCAGGTATGCGTAAAGGAATCGGCAAAGATTAGCGTCGACATCCTTTGGGCAGCTGAACCCTTGACCACGGGCTTCGCGTCCTACGTAGTATGGCCGGAGCCTTGCGGCATCCACACGTTCGCCGGATGGGAGCAAGCATACGCCGAAGATTACTGCAAAGCCAACCCGAGCGCTGCATACTGCCAACCGCCCAAGCCCTTTGAGCCGTGAGCAACGACCACATAGCCGGAGCCTGGGTCCTGAACGGTATCAGCGCACTGGCCGCTCAGATCATGCCGATCGTGGGCGTCATTTCGTTCTGCCTGACCATAGGCTACACCATCTACCAGTGGCGCAAGGATGCTAAAAAGAATACTCCAGAATCCTAAGACCAGCCTCCTGGCAGCGATTCTGTTCATGTGTGCCTTCATCCTGGTGTGGTTTGACAAAGCTACATTGACCGAAGCTGGTGTATTTTTGCCAGCTATAATCGGACTACTATGGGCAAAAGACTGACCACCAACTTCACACTCGATGAGCTCACTCGAACTCGCTTTTCTGTGGATAACACTCCAGGCAAAAAGGAAGAGGCGGCTCTTCAGCTTCTGGCTGAGAAGGTGCTTCAACCCGCTCGTAACGTACTGGGGCCCATTGAAGTGACAAGCGGCTTCCGCAACGTATCGGTCAACACACTGGTCCACGGCGCACGCAACTCACACCACCTCAAAGGCATGGCCGCCGACCTTCAGATGCCGGATGGTAATCACAAGCAATTATTTGACTATATTCGTACCCACCTGGTGTACACTCAACTGATCTGGGAATTCGGATCACTTGATCAACCGCAATGGGTACATGTGAGCTATGATCCAGCCGACCTCAAAATGCAAGTGCTTCGCGCTATTACTTACGGTAAGCGCGTTAAGTACCTGGAGTTGTAAGCCCCAGGAAATCCTGACCGAGAAGGTCATCATCCGTGAGACGCAAACCGTCCACGATACCCTCAAGCTACGCGATACCCTAAGACTGGAGAACGAACGCGTCCAGGTGGAGCTGATTAAGCTGCCTGGCGAGAAGGTGTTCCTCAAGGGCACATGCAAAGGAGACACCGTTCGGGTGGTCACGAATAACGTCATCAAGGAGGTGACGCCTAAACAAAAAAGGAAGGAAGAGTGGGTCATCATGAGCGTTATCGCGTTCCTGGCTCTCGCGCTTCTCGGAGTTATATGGCGCAGATAACTACCCACCACCGCAATTCCCACACGTTTGAGGTGGGCGGAAAAAAGGCTAAGCTTTACCTATTATCGGACATCCACTGGGATAATCCCCATTGTGATCGCAGAGCGCTCAAAAAGCACCTGGATCTGGCCAAAGAGGAGAACGCCAAGGTGATGATCAACGGAGACTTCTTTTGTCTTATGCAAGGGAAGTATGACCCACGCCGCAGCAAGAAGGACATCCGGCCAGAGCACAACAAGGTCAACTACCTTGACGCGGTAATCGAAGACGCGGTAGGCTGGTTCGGTGATTATGCTGACACCATCGTGTTCATCGCCTACGGCAACCACGAGACCGCAATCATCAAAAACGTCGAGACAGATCCCCTCCAGCGTTTCGTTGATTTGTTCAACTACACCTACAAACCAGAGCAGCCGATCGTGACGGGTGGGTATGGTGGATGGCTCACCTTGCAGTTCAGGGCGTCAACAAGCGACAAAAGCTACAAGATTCACTACTACCACGGATCGGGTGGAGGCGGACCTGTGACGCGCGGTGTGATCCAGAACCAGCGGAAGATGGCCGACGTTGACGGAGCAGACTGT